TTAACTTACTGATTTTAATAATGCTCCTTTACTGCTCTGGTGGCTATGGGGCATCAATGGGGCAAAATCTGCCAGCTTCTGATTCAGCATTGCGATCTGCTCTGCACTGCTGTCAGCCATCCATGCACCGTAAACATTGAACACCATCTGGGCGCTCGCATGACCCATCTGACTGGCAATGAAACTCGGGTTTGCACCAGCAGATAATGACCAGCACGCATACGTATGTCGTGACTGGTACGCCTTTCTGTGTCTGATCCCCGCGCGCTTAAGTGCCGCTTCCCACGTATCGCCAACCGAATCGACCTTATAAATAAAACCGACCTGCTCGCATCTCCTGACCACCTTCGGATTAAAAACGAACGTGCATTCATGTGTCGCCGAACGTCCGTACTCGCGCAACTGAACATCAATGAAATGCTGTTTACCTAACCGGGTTATTTCAGCCTGATTTTTCAGGATGTCGATTGCGGGCTGGATAAGATGCACTACCCGATCTGTGCTTGCCTCTGTTTTCGGTAGAGTGAATTCACCAAGTTTCGTATAATTACGCCTGACGGTAATTGTTCCCGCCTTCAAGTCGATATCTTCCCAGGCCAGGGAGACCAGTTCCCCGTGACGCATTCCTGTGTATACTGCTAATGACCACAGGTTTTTCGTCTGCTGATGCCGGCATGCATCTATCAGGCGAATAAATTCATCACGAGTTAGTGGATCTGGCTCTGCCCTGGCTTTTTTCAGTGGCTTAATTCCCTCGAATGGGTTCACCTCTAAGTAACCGTGATCTGCAGCAAACTGAAACATTCCGGCTATTGTAGTCATGTAATAGTTCACTGTAACAACGCTTCGCCCCTTTGCTGTTGGCTGGCCTTTCGATGGAACTTGATAACCGGTTAGCAAATCTTTCCTGAGATACAGCAATTCCTCTTTGGTGACTGTTGACACCAGTCGATTACCTCCGATCCTCGGCACTACATTCCTTGCGACAGATTCATAGCGATTGAATGCGTTCGCGCAGATTTCCATCCGTTTCAGATCCAGCCATTTTTCTTCAAGTTCTTTCACTGTAATTTCTTTTTTACTTACACCAAAAGCCTTGAGGTTAGGGGAGTCAGGAAACTGGGTTGCATAATCAAAGGTTCCTGTGCGGATGGCAAAACACACCGATGTCCGCAGTTCCCCTGCAATCTTCCTGTTCTTAGCGGTGTCAGGGACACCGAGGCTTTCCCTGACACGCTTACCTTTAAAATTAAACCAAATGCGCAGACTGCCGCCGTGGTTTTCGACGCCTGTTGGATATATAACTTTATCCACTGATACCTCCAGACGCCCAAGAGCGATATGAGCTTACCTTTTTCATGGCATCAAATCACCCTGGCTGCTTGCTTTTCATTGAAGCGACCCAGGCATCTACAGCCTTTCTGTTATACATGCACTCACTGGAAGGTTTTGGATTCCCGTCAGGCGATACGTGGATATACTCCCGCCCAACCATCCAGCACTCTTTTCTGGCCCGGAGGATGGTTCCGGGTTTGAGCCCGGTAACCGCGATAAGAACGCTTTCACAAACCCACTCGTTAGGAGCTAACTGAATAACATTGCTCATATACCCGCCTCACACCACGTCAAGTCCACGGCAGTGGCACCACGTTTCGAACATTCGTCGCACGATTGCCCGACAGTAAAATCCCTCAATATCCCGCGTCAGGTCATAGCGGTTTCCATACCTCCTGAGCACCCATATCTCAAATTCTTTGTTCATTTCCACCACCCATAACCTGAACCGATGCCGTTACGCCCTGGTGTATGCCCGACGTGATAGTTATTGCAGAACGGACAGCGGTAAACGCCCATCTGCCCCTGATGACCGTAACGTTTACGAATAATCCAGAGTTCTATCTGCGCACCGTCAGCAGTCTTATGTCTTTTTTTACATCCGCACTGCTTGCGTCTGAGACGACGTTTGCTGGTCATTACTTCACCTCCACACCGATCCCAGCGCTAACACAAGCCCGCTTGATCGCTTCTTTTACCTGGCGTTTATAGGTTTCCGGGTGGAATACCTCCGTTTTACCGCTACCGCTCCAGAATGCTTTCGAGCTGGTATCTGGCAGGGTGATGGTCAACGGTTTACCAGTGGTGACATCGTTAACCGCTCTCTCCCATTTCTCGCCAGTCTGTGATTCCAGGCGTTGTAATAATTCCCCAATACTCAGCGGAGCGATAAGATGCTGACGTAAGCGCTCAATCTCTGCCGCCATGTAATAGCCGGTTCTGCTCCAGGTATCGACGTTATCGCCGGTCATGTCCGGTTCCATCGCCGCCATCAGAACAGCATCGCGATAGTCCTGGCTGCCACTGGTGATCGCCACTGCGTAGGAGTCACTGTTCTCGCGCTTATGGATAAGCACGACAGGGTTAAGAATTTTATTGCTCATCGTTTCGCCTCCCGCTGAACAGTTTTATTGGCCCGCAACATATCGCGGGATTTGCCGGACAAAACCGATTTCATGAAAAACACGCCATTGCGGCTTGCAACGATGCCTGGTGTGCAGAGCAGCGCTGCGTCAACCACACGATTATGTTTCCGGAACTCAAACACAGTGCTGGTGATAACGATGTTTGCTACAGCGCCGTAGTCCTGGTATTCAATTTTCATCCCATATGCTCCTCAACCACTTTGAAAGCATTATCACGGCAGGACATCACAACGAATTCAGGATTGCCGTAAGTCTTGTTGATAACCGGATCGAACTGAATGCGTACCGCGCCATGCTCGACGGACGGACGTAACTGAACGGGAATAAACTTCCGCTCGCGACCAAACATCTTCTCCGGATAACTGAGATATTTCGCCTGGATAACCGGCTTGATGCTGAAGTCCACTTTTTTCGGGATGACGCGCTCCATATCAGGAAAACAGCCATCGACAAGCCTGATACCAGTGATTGAAATGCGGCGATTGAATGCGTCCCGGTGAATAGCAAACGCTTCTTTGTTGAATACCAGCTCGGTCGTTTCTGCTTTTACGGGAACCGGTCCTTCAAACTGAACGATGATATTTTTTTCGTCCTGATACCGTGCTCGATACGCAGCGCAACATGTCCGTTAGTGGCCTCGATGTACTTCGGCGTGATGTGAAGACCGTTCAGGTAATAGCGAACGTCGTTTTTAGCAGCGCATACCAGCGCTGCCCGAATGAGTTTCGACTGGATGATCATGCTTTATCCTCCGGCGTATAAATGGCTTTGTCGTGGCTGTATTCGCCGTTCCAGGTCTTTTTCATTGGCAGATCGCCTTTCATATACAACTGGTAAAGGCGGTGACAGCCTTTCTCCAGCAGTACCGGAGTAAACTTCGTAAAAGCATCTTTACCGTGTGGAGTGATCTGCGTCTGGTCTTCAGTCAGATACTTATCTCGGGCATAGGAAGCTACGCGCCAGCGCGGATCTTTCTCAGGATCTCGTTGCTCGTTGAACACCCAGTTACGCTCGAAGACCCACCACATCATTTTGTTGATGTTGACGCCGTTCAGCGCCTTGCAGAATGCCGGGATTGTCATACCTTTGGTAAAGTGTTTCTCCAGACTCTCAACGGTGGCGCTGAGAGTTTTGTTTTCTAACGCTGCAGCTTCGGCGCGTTCTTCAGCCTCGATGACCATAAGGGCCAGTTCCTTGCGACTAACTGGCAGGGCGGTCGCATTACGCTGAGTGAAGTAGAATTCCACCAGGTCTTCGTGGTAGCTCCACGCCTGATCGGTTTCCAGCATCTTTGCGTGGTTCGCCGCGCCGCGTTCTGTCCACAACATAAGAGAGCGGGTTTTGCTGGAAATTTGCAGGTAATTAAAAGTTACTCGCAAATTTGCTAACTTTTCGCCGGTAACTTTGAAGAAGTGTTTTCCTTCTACAAAGCGATCGGCGTTGCGCGAATAGTTCATTTTGATGTTGGCGACATCAGTACCGTATCCTGCTGCAAGTTGTTCGTTCGTCACTACGCGTTGGCCGCGATACTCAATGATCTGTAAATCACGCGCCGCCACCGTTGCTAATTCAGTTTTCATAGCCATCTCCACTTCCCTCAATACGGTTTCTGCTTCATCAGTTCGTCCAACCGGACTGCCCATTCATCGTATTTCTCATTCCATTTCTGAATTTCACGCTTACGGGCCAGAATCAGGCGCAGGCGGCGAATGGTGCGCTGGTGGGCGCGATGGTATGCGTCGGTGGTTTCGCCACGGCGCCATACCTGTTCGCCATGGTCCTGCTCAACCAGAAAATCAGGGTGGCGCTGCTTTAAGCCGGACCGTGTGAAAGAGTGCGATGTCAGAAAGTGGGCCAGCCAGCGGATCGCAGTGTCCCGGCTAAAACAGCGCTTCATGCGCCCGTGCCGGATAGCAGCGTAAAGGTCGCCGACTGGCGTATGGTGCTTCTGTAATGCCAGGTCAATGGCGCTGGCGGTGCGGTTATCCAACATTTGATATCTCCTCAAGGCGTAGCTCCATTTCGCGAGCCATTTCGATAAAAGTGTCCAGTGCGCAAATATGTTCGTCGTCGAGCAGCCGGCGATCGCATGTCACACGACCTTTTTCGATATAAAGAACCACGCGCCCGGTGAAATCTGGTGAGATAAATAATTCGATATTCAACGCTGGCAATGGAATTGACACATCCCTGTGTACAATGTTTTGTTGTAAAATCATCAGTTAATTCCTCCGCTGAAATATTTCTTTTTTGCCCAGGTAATGACTTCATCGAGTAACTCATCAACAATAAATTTTCCTGTCTCGGTCAGGTATTCCGTATGCCCGTTAATATCAAGGCTGTTTATATACGTACTGCGAATAAAAGAAGTGGATTCTGAAATTCCGTATTCACTGCACGCCTGTCTTTCAAAACGCATTAACAGTTTCAGCATTGATTTTTCGTCAAAGTCTATCTTATGAATATCACCATCGGGCATATTAACGATGACACAGTTGCTACCTGTCTTATGCTTCATCCTCTCCAGTGCAGCAATTACAATGCGACGACGGTAAATTTCAATTGTGTTGTTTTTCACGGCGCTTCTCCTCTTCATCTATCCAGAAAGAAATATCTGATGAGATATTGAGAGCAAGACCCAGGAGTCTCTCAGTCTGGAGATGGTTCATTTTTTTAAAGCTGATGTACATTAGATCCAGTAGTTCATTAAGACTTCTGGCGGAGATCGCCGCGTCTTCAATATTGTCATTTTCTTCCGGGTTCCACATATTTACCTTCCGTATGCTTTGCGTAAAAACAATTCTGCGATAATGCTGTAGCCGGAGGCATGAAAGAGTTGGGCTGTTTTAAACGCAGCTTTGTCTTTAATGAAAGTCATGATTAACTCTCTCGTAAATTCAGGTTATAGATATCCCTGCCGTTTAAGACACCGATAATTTATTTAGTCCGGTTTTATTATTTAATTAAACTATCCAGTTTTGTATCTGCTTCTTTAATCGATTCTTCTACACCCTCGATCAGAGTGATGATGGCTGATATTAATGTCGCTTCGTAATCATCTCTTGAGCTTTCAAGCCACGCAGCAAGCACAGCTTCAGCCTGTTTTACCTGTTTCTGGCTGAGATTAAAGATATAGTCATTTATCCTTCCCCCTGTCTGCCTGTTCTTCGATAAGCCATGTATGTACTTCACCAGATAAGCGACGGATTAAAGTGATTACAGCGGATAATTCCGTTTCGCTCAACGTATCCGGATAGCTCTCGATCATTCGTAACAGACTTTCGACCTGGCATGCTTTTTCTGTTGCTTGTTCTAAAGAAATATCAGCCATGATTACTACCTTGTACACCTGATAGAAATGCCGCGATCTGAGATACTTTATTCGTTGCTATTGCTAACTCAGCCAGATCTGAAATAACACCAGAGAGTTGTCCGATCCTTTCTTTTTTATCTTCCCCGCCAAAGGTCAACGATGCCATGTTCAAACTGATATGGCTAATCGCTTCGAGAAGAGAAATGGTTTTTGAATCGCAGTCACCAGCGATATTGCCGTAATCGATATTTGAACAATCTCCTTCGAAGCGGAAATCCTTAATATCTACGAGCTGGATGAAGTTTTTGGTAGTTGCTTTTATAGTCATGTCACTGGCTCCGTTGTTTGCCGATGAAATAAGCATACGATTACCAAAAATGTATGTCAAACATAAATATGTGCTATAAACATATTTAAGAGTTAAGTTGCTGAATGGTATCGATAATTAATATGTTTTATATACAAAAAAAGAGCCTGCTGGCTCTTTTAATCTCAGATGGGTTGGCTTAGGCGTGGCGTCGAATTTGTTGAGATTGGCTAAGTAACACCTTGCCGCAAACATGTAACATTTCCATTTCCTCTTTGGTGATTTGCCACTCCTTGTAGAGGGAATTATCAGACAGGACGAGCAATTGGTTCTTGATTTTCTGTAAGCGTTTAACGTACAGGTCCCCGTTAAAATCAAATACGTAGATACCGTCACCATCAAAGTAGTTAACGCCTATGTCAACAAAAATTAGATCTCCAGGCTCGATTGTACCTTGCATACTATCGCCTCGAACGTTGATGAGTTTTACTTGGTTGGCTGGCCGGTGCCCGAAAAGATTTTTTGCCTCTTCCGTCACGTACTCTATCGAACTGATTACTTCGATAAAATCACGGCTAGAATTACCATTGCCTGCACTTGCTGAAACATCCATAACATCGACTCGATACACATCATTTCTCCTCTGATGTGAGAGTGAAAGAATACTGTATTTATTTACAGTATCACTATCTGTTTCAGTTGAAAATAGCTCAGATACAGGCACTTGGAGAGCTTCCGCAATTTTTTGTATGCTTTGCGCGCTGTAGCCCTGCATGCCTCGCTCGAGTCGAGAAATGTTTCCTACATCCCAGTCAGTTAAAGCTGCTAACTGCGTAATAGTCATTTTTCGGGCTTTGCGTAATTCACGAATCTTTTGTCCCACTTTCACAAACATTTCTCCCATGCAGTTCTGCAATATGTATTTTATACATAAATTTGTTACTTACACAACTTACCTTGCGAATTATGTTTTATGCGCATAATATGTTTTAAAAACATAGAGGGTTATGCGCATGTTTACGACACCACTACGCAAAGCTCGACTCAATGCAAAGATGACCATTCAGGAGGTCGCAACACAAACTGAGTGCGACCCAGGTAATCTCAGCCGCATGGAGCGAGGTATTCAGCGTCCATCACCGGAACTGGCTGAAAAACTAGCCAGGCTGTTTTGTTCGGAATTAACAGAAATTCAGATCCTTTATCCAGAGAGGTTCTTTCCCGATGGAAATACCAATCAGAACGCTACTGGAAATGCCTGAAATATACGGGCAAGCAGATAAGGACTGGATTATTCAGCAGTTAGCAAGACTAACACCAGCTGTACGGCAGAAAGCGGCTCTGCGTTATGCCGCTGTTTACCAGGAAGCGTTTGACGCCGAGTCGGTTTCATACCGTAAGGAGAACCGGGCAAGGCATGAAGCAAACACCAGGCTTCGCCTGTTCGTGAGAAATCACGGCAGAGCTTTACAGGGGTACACCGCCGAACCTCCCCTGGCAGGAACGCAATCGCGCTCCTGATTGTTTCGGGTTTAAAGGTACCCGAACAGAAACAGGCTTAAAGGTGCCCGTTCAGGTTGGCAACCAACTGACCAATACCATCATACGCACTAGTAAAGTAGTACATTTTTATGGGGAAGAGGGAAAGGGGGGTAAGGGGGGATTGGGTGTAGGGGAAGGAATAGCGCCTTTTCCAACAGGAGAGATCCATAGGTTAAGTAGATCTCTGTAGTAGGGCAGTAATAAAAACGCCTGTATCAGCAAGATAGTACATAAAGGTCAGGCACTGAAAACGTAATGGTTCTTTCTGGAAGAGTGATTTTTCAGGGGAGCTGAATCAGAAGGGAGGCTGGCAGCCTTTGGGGAGGCCACCAGCCATGTGAGGGGGAATCCATGAAAACCACATCACAAAATTATTATCTCATTACCGCGGGGTCCGCACAATGCAGCTGACGATCACGCCGAATTTTGCACAGGAACGCGCGCTGAACATGCTGCGCCGTGACTGGAAGTCGCATAATACTTTCATGGTGTATGCGCCCACTGGCAGCGGCAAAACGGGGTTAGCAGCCTTCATCGTTGCCGGGTTCGTCAGCCGTGGTATGCGTGTTCTGTTTTGTGCGCCGTACACCATCCTGATTGGTCAGACGGCTAATCGTTTCGTGGAGTACGGATTACCGGGGGATGACATCGGTTATATCTGGGCGGATCACCCCAACTACGATCCGGACCGGAAAATCCAGATTGCCAGCGCCGACACTCTGATTCGCCGTGTGTTTCCTGACAATATCGATCTGCTGATTATCGACGAAGCTCACCTGCGTAAAAAACGCATCCTGAAGGACATCGAACGCCTGCGCGGCAAAGGCGTAAAAGTGATTGGCCTGTCGGGTACGCCATTTTCCCCGTTCCTGGGCAAATACTATGACCGACTGATTAAGCCGACTACCATCGGCGAGCTGATCCAGCGTGGCGATCTGAGTAAATACGAATTTTACGCGCCAACAAAGCCGGATCTGAAAGGCGTAAAAACCAAGTCTTCGCTTGAGTGCGGCAACGATTACAACGAAACGCAACTGGCTGAAATCATGTGTGGCTCTACGCTGGTGGGCGATATTGTCCAGAACTGGCTGGAGAACGGACGTGACCTGCCGACAATTGCGTTCTGCGTGAACGTAGCCCATGCCAATTTTCTGACTATTCAGTTTAACCAGGCTGGCGTGAATGCTGAGGTCATGACCGCCGACACGCCAACAGAAGAACGTCAGACTATCATCCATCGTTTTGAAACTGGCGCCACGAAAATCATCGTCAGCGTGGGCGTGTTGGTTGCCGGATTCGACAGTGACGTTCGCTGCATCATCTACGCCAGACCAACAAAAAGCGAAATTCGCTGGTTGCAGGCGCTCGGGCGTGGCCTGCGCACTGCACCGGGTAAAGAGTCCTGCCTCATCTTCGATCACAGCGGCACTGTGCACCGCCTTGGTTATCCGGATTCTATCGAGTATGACGATCTCCCCGGTAAGTCTGACGGCATGGAGGAAAGTGCGCGCCGCGCAGCTGAGGAACGGGCCGAAAAGCTGCCGCACGAATGTTCTCAATGCCACTACATGAAACCCGCTGGTGTGTACGTATGCCCGAAATGCGGACATAAGCCGCTGGGCGGTGAGGACGTCGATACTGACACCGGCCGCAAACTCAAAAAGCTGGGTAAAAACCAGCACCAACCTACAAAGGCACAGAAACAGGCCTGGTGGAGTCAGATCAAGTTTTATCAGCGCCAGCGCGTATCGCAGGGGAAAAAGCCCGTCAGTGATGGCTGGTGCGCTCACACCTTCCGGGAAAAGTTCGGTGAATGGCCGAATGACCTGAGTGACTTCCCGATGGAGATTACCCCAGAGGTAAGCAACTACATCAGACACAAACTTATCAGATATGCAAAAGGAAAGGGGAAGGCGGCCGCATCAGATGAAACTGCCAGCCCCATTCCCGACTCAGACATTACCCACAAGGTAATAAGTGCAAAACGCCAGGTAGAGAATATTCGCAGTATGCTTGGGAGAAGAACCGCGTGAAAACAGCAGAAGCGGCGAAAGGCCGCTGGCCTGAAATTTTAGAGCATTTCGACCTGCCGCCAATAACCGGAAAAAATCACTACAGGGGCGAGTGCCCGGTATGCGGTGCACGTGGCAAGTTCCGCATTGACGACCGCGACGGTGCCGGGACATGGATCTGTGTATGTGGTAGTGGCGATGGTATGAAACTTGTCACCCTGACACAGGGGAAGCCATTTAACGAGATTTGCACCGAAATAGACCATCTGATCGGAAATGATTACCAGCGGGTGAAAATCCCGGTAACCAGCAGCGCCACCAGCTTACGCAAGCGTGTGTTGAGCAAGTTCTCTAAGCTGGAGGCACTGCGTGGCACATCCGGCGCTGCGTATCTTAACTCTCGTGGAATATTCAACCTTCCTGCTGAGGCGATCCGGTTCAATACTAAGCAGAGACACAACGGGTGTGTATTCCAGTCTCTTTATTCCCTGGCTACTGACGATAAAGGGGAGTTGTGCTATCTGCATCAGACTCTGCTTGATGGCGCCAAAAAAGCAGACATCGGTAGCAGTGCAAAGCGCCTCAAATCCCTGCAGGAAGATAACTATCTGGATCACGCTCGTTCAGTAGCGATCCGCATGTTTCCTGTCGCCAGCACTCTGGGTATCGCAGAGGGCATCGAAACGGCGCTGTCAGCGCACCAGATTTATAAAGTGAACACCTGGGCAACGATTAACAGCGGCTTTATGAAAAAGTTCCGCGTACCAGCAGGCGTTCTGCACCTGATTATTTTTGCCGACCGTGACGAGAACAGCGCTACCGGACTGGCTGCTGCTTACGAATGTGCTCATGCCAATCTGATGGCAAAGAACGACCTGCAGCGTGTCAGTGTGTACTGGCCTGATCACGGTGATTTCAACAATACGCTCATGAATGGCGATCAGGTTCGTGAGCTGGTTTTCCACAAGAAAAAGGCGGCAGCGTAATGCGTACAGATAACAATGAACATAAAGCACTATTCTCCATCCCGACGGCAGCGCACAGCTCCGCCCTGGCAAATATTAAGCCCTTGCCTGAGCAACGGAGAATTACCGGGCATAAACAAACCGACGCCTATCTCTGGGTACTGGAGGTCATTCGCCTGAATGAACCGGCACATCTGGACGCTGCAGAAGCTGCGCTGGAGAAAATTAAAATCTCTCCAAAAGAGGCCGAGGAACGGTATTCCCGTTATCTGCTGGCGAATGGCGGTGATCCTTTCCAGGTAGCTTTCGGTACCATCGGCATGGATAACCCGGCCAGGGCTATTGAGAATGCGCGTAAGAACATCAGGAAAGCTACTGATGTTCGCGCTACGTTCGGCAGCTATGAGGTAGCGATGGAGGACGTAGAGGCTGAGCGAATTATTAAGTCCTCTGCGAAATTCATCGATGATTATGACTGGGGATGGACTCCAGAGGAACTCGAAGCTGGCCATATTGGCTGCGGTCGTATGTTTGAAATTGAAGATCAGCGCCGCGTTATGGTAGACGGCTATCGTGACGTATTGCCTGAGCCCCATACGCTGTCAGATGTGGTTCGTGAATTTATTTACTGGGACTGGCTTTATCAGGTTCGCCACACTGCAGGTAGGGAACTCGGTTACGAATATGGTTATTCTGAACATCATAAATCAGTGTATGACCGTGAGAGTTATCTCGAAAAATTGCTGGCAACAATCAAACCTTTGACGCGTGCTGAAGCCGTGGAGGTGTGCCGCTGGTTTCTGGCAAGCGGAAAAGATGAATATATGGAAGACAAAGGCACGGCGGTAATTCTTAATCTGGTTGGGGAGTGTGACGAATGAAACTTGAAGCATCGCTAAAACACTTCAGCCCTCAGGGGATGCACATCAGCGACAGCGTGAAAGGTACCTCTCCGGATCGTCTCACCGGCACTGATGTAATGGTCGCTATCGGAGCAACCTGCAGCCGTGCGCGTTTTGGCTTGGCTGCCTTCTTTGGTAAGACCGGGATAAGCAAAAGCGATGAGCAACTGGCGGTTCAGGCGCTGGCGCGACATGCGATGGATACTGCACCGAAGAACGTGCGCAAAGCTGCAGGTGGTGAATTTGGCTGGTGTATGCTGGTACTGGCGCAGTTTGCCTTTGCTGAGTATTCCCGTTCGGCAGCTACCAGCGTGACATGTCACACCTGCAAAGGCAGCGGATTAACCTCTCAGTATGAGGATGTGATCAAACATCCTGGAGTCTTCAACTCTGACGATATGGAAATCGTGCCTCCGAAAATCAAGCACGAACTGGTCAGGCGTGCATGTGTGACATGTAACGGTAAAGGTGAGCTGTTGGCCCGGTGCCGTTGCGGTGGAAAAGGTGAAGTGCTCGACCGCATTGCGACAAAAGAAAGAGGTGTGCCGGTGTTCAAAACCTGTGAGCGCTGCTCCGGAAATGGTTTTTCTCCGGTACCCTCTACGGCTGCATACAAAGCGATTCTCAGGCGAGTTCCGGAATTACACGTCAGAACATGGACCCGCAACTGGAAACCGTTCCTTGAGGCGCTGGTAGATATTTGTCACCGGGAAGAGCGTAAGGCTGATGCTGCTTTTCAGAATGCGACCAGTTTTAGTGATAATTTCGACAAAATTTAGCATTTTCACGACACAGGGCTTGATTTTGTCCGAAACTGTCGTGTATTCTTCTAATCATGCGAAGTTGTACCTAAACAAAATGAATTATCGAAACCCTGCTTTGGCGGGGTTTTGTCGTTTATGGAAAGTCTATTTGTCGAATATGTAGGCCATTCTTGGAGGTGAAGGATGCCCCATCTCTTTCAGAATTATGTTGGTATATTCGACGACAGGGCCTCTTGGATGATTTTTTTCTTCATCCTGAAGATGAGTCAGAGCATGTATAACTTCATGGATAAATGAACGTTCTGTGTCAAAAGGTTGTGGGCCATCGTTACTTTCATAATACTCTGTAGATGAATCATCAGTATCATCCAGATTAAGACAAATGACTTTCCTGCCTTCTGAAAGGGTGAGGTCTTCTGGAGTAACTGTAGTTTCAAAGGCTTCTCCTGCCCCTAGTAACCAACGTTGCTCCACATCATATAGTTCTTTTTCATAGGCATAATTCATCAGTCGGAGAAATGTTCCGCTTTGGGCGTACGCATTTTGAAGTATGCGGGATAGCTCATGGCAGCACTCGTCATAAGTGTCGTCATCAATTTCTGTATCAGGGTCTATTCCACCCGCGCCTGAGATAAGGTACTCCACCACATACTCTGGCTCCAGACGGAATTCACTGTTTATGGCAAGCTTGTCATAAGCAAGACGTAGCTGTGAGGGGGTTTCAGCATGTTCCTGAATATCTGGAAAAGCAGGGTTGTCTGCGGTATTTAATCCAGATGTGGATGCAACACCTTGAGATAATACTCTGTAGGTACCTGGAATCATAAGTTATTATTTCCTAAATACAATCATGCTTCATTTCTATTAAACTATAATGCTGTTTTGATTAAAGCACTACATGCAGATAACTTCATGATTTCAGACAAAGCTAACAAGGTATTTTTATTAATTTTTTTGATTTGTTGCCGATGAATGTTTTGTTACGGTGAATCCCCCCAAGCGGTGGGGCGACCAGTCAAATATATGTTCCTCGCGAACCATGTCGACCGGTATATGGTTCACCGGGAGGCACCCGGCACCGTAACAACTGACCGCCACTGGCTCACCCGGACAGAGCAGCAGCATTCAAGCTGTAGGTCCGAGGTTCAAATCCCCGGTGGTGGACCATATCCCCCTGTGTAGCTCAGCTGGTCACGCGGCGGCGGTGGCCCATCGTTACAGGGCAAATTTCAGGCAGAAAAAACCCGCCGAAGGGAAGAGGCGGGCGGTAAATACTGAATTTGAAATAAACAAGGAGTACATCATCACTTTTAGCAGGAGAACCGCACAATTGACTGGATCGTGCAGTTTTCTAACCTTGCCTGATTCTTATGGTTAAGTTAAACAGATAAATCCTAAATTAGTAAACCATGTAAATTATCATGTTATGGTAATGATGTTGCGGTGAATCCCGTTAGCACTGGGCATAAATGGTTAACCTGCTTATCATGTGTGATGCGAGTCATTGTATAGCCATTCAGTGGCTCACCAGGTAGCGACTGGCACTGCAACACCTACTCTACTCATTACTTAACTCAAGGCTACTTCTGTAGCCTTTTCTTTTTCCACTCACCCGATACCCGGGTAATTAGTCTCCCGGACAGGGGGAGGTCATGAAAATGCACTTTGATCCCCATTCGTGGGACAGTTGGATCGAACTTTTTCAAAGCTGGTGGCGGGGAGACGTACCCATTGGCGGCGTTGTTATGGCAATCGTTGTTGCGTTTTTCCGCATGGTCTATAACGGCAGCAGCTGGAAAGAAACGCTGTTTGAAGGGTTACTGTGTGGTTCCCTGACCCTGACGGCGGTTTCTGCGCTGGATTATTTTGATGTGCCGAAAAGTCTGACAATAGCCATTGGCGGCACTATCGGATTTATCGGCGTGAAGAAAATCAGCACCATCATTTCAACGTATTTCAGTAACCGCTTTGGCGGTGGCACCCCCCCACACGGTTTAATCATGAATGAGTCACAATTTCATCAGGCGGCTGGTATCAGCGCCAGGCTTTCTGCGCGCTGGTATCCACACATTGATGCGGCAATGAGCGAATTCGGTATTACTGCTCCACTGGATCAGGCAATGTTCATTGCTCAGGCGGGACATGAAAGCGCTGGTTTTACAAAGCTGGTGGAGAGCTTCAACTACAGTATCGCCGGGCTGACCGGATTCATCCGCGCCGGGAGAATCACTCCAGATCAGGCCAGTACTCTTGGACGAAAAGCCTATGAGGAGGTGCTTCCGCTCGAGCGACAGCGTGCAATAGCTAATCTGGTATACAGCAAGCGAATGGGTAACAACGGACCTGGCGACGGCTGGAATTACCGCGGGCGTGGACTTATCCAGATCACAGGTCTGAACAACTACCGTGATTGCGGTAACGGGATCAAAACTGAGCTCGTTGCCCATCCGGATCTACTGGAACAGGATACGTATGCTGCCCGTAGTGCAGCGTGGTTCTTCGCGACTAAAGGGTGTCTGAAATACTCCGGCGACATGGTACGCGTTACGCAGATAATCAACGGAGGACAGAACGGCATTGGTGACAGGCGAGAGCGCTTTGAAAAAGCAAAATCGGTGCTGGTATGAATCTGTTACCTGCTCTTCTGAAAAGATACTGGTTGCAACTGGTGTTTATTTTGCTGATGGCAGGCGCGTTTATCGCCGGCAACGTCTGGAGTGACAGGGGATGGCAAAAAAAATGGGCAGATCGCGACAGCGCTGAATCCTCTCAGGAAGTCAACGCCCAGATCGCCGCCCGTATTATTGAACAGGGCCGCATTATTGCCCGTGATGAGGCTGTGAAAGATGCACAAGCGCAAGCCGCTAAATCTGCTGCCACTGTTGCTGGCCTGTCTGCCACTGTTAGCCAGTTGCGCACCGAAGCAACAAAGCTTGCCGCCCGCCTGGACGCCGCAAAGCACACCGCAAATCTTGCCGCTGCCGTCAGAAGCAAAACAACCGACGCCACCGCCGGAATGCTTGCCGACATGCTCGGAGATATTGCAGCAGAAGCTAAACGATATGCTGCAATCGCTGACGACCGCTACCAGGCAGGAATGACGTGTGAGCGTATTTACGAGTCGGTGAGAACCTCAAATATGGATGGTCTCTATCGGGGAGATAAATAATAATTCTGATGAAATTGGAGATATTGAATCAGGCCGAATTTATCCAAATGAAACGATTAATAGTTTATTCCAAGCAACATGGCACGTTGAGTTCTGTTAGTATTGATAATTATTATCAATTGAGGACTAACTGTGAAAAAAGGATTTGTTTGCGTATTTTTCCTCTGTTTCTTTCTAATGGGATGCAGTGGTCGTGTGAACAATAATCAACCCAGACTGCTGACTTCTGCATACCCAGCGTACCCATATTATGCTGTGGCAAACAGGATCGAAGGCTTTGTGGAGGTAAAATACGATGTCGGAAGCGACGGGAAGGTTTCGAAAATCTGGATTGTGAAATCTGAACCACAACACCTCTTCGATTCGTCTGTTATTTCAGCAATGTCGAAGTGGCGTTTTGAAAGAGATAAGCCTTATCAGGGGATGAGAAAGAGGCTTCAGTTTAAATTGTCGAAAGGCCTGTAGTGAGTCTACTTTTGAGCACCTGTGATAATGCTGTAGCTATCGGTTAAAATGTAACCCCTGAAAACAGGAGGCCGGAATGTCTGAACTAAACTACGAAGCAATTGGGCGCTGCAAAATACTCAACGAAAAAATAAAAGCGCTTCATGCTGAGCGGATGAAAGCTATAGGGGATTTACGATCATCCGTTTATTCCCTTCATCAGAAAGGGAATATTAATCGCGTCCCACCAGAAATCGTTGAGTTTGACCCACAATCTCTTACCGACCTTGTAGAGAAGGTCGGTCACTATGATAGTGAATTGATGAGAGCCGTGCACGAATATAACAACTGGTGTGCCGAAGCCGGTGAGAAGCCTGTAAAACTCATTAAGTTAGACTGACACTGAGAATTTAAACAAATTATTAGCCTCGCACTCGCGGGGCTTTTTACTGGAGTTTATATGCCACCACGAACACCTAAAGCCTGCCGTGTTCGCGGCTGTCGCAGTACAACAACAGATCCATCCGGATATTGTGAAAGTCACAAAAGCGAGGGCTGGAAGCAATACAAGCCAGGACAATCCCGTCATCAGCGCGGCTACGGTTCGAAGTGGGACGTTATCCGCGTGCGTGTCCTGAAGCGTGACAAAGGACTGTGTCAGTTGTGTCTGCGTGCTGGTGTGGTGCGTGAGGCGAAAACCGTTGACCACATCATCCCCAAAGCGCATGGCGGTACCGATGCTGACAGCAATCTGCAGAGTCTGTGCTGGCCCTGCCATAAAGCGAAGACGGCCCGTGAACGTATTAAGTGAGAATAATTATCATCTTAATCCACCAGGTGGAGGGGGAGGGGAAATCCCTGTAGCTCGCATCCTACCGGACTGCCCGCCTCCTCGAATTTTTATACCCGCGAAAAATGAAATTTAACCAGGAGTGCCGCATATGGCTGGAACGGCGGGGCGTTCCGGGCGACGCCCCAAGCCTACGGCGCGCAAGGAGCTGGCCGGGAACCCCGGAAAGCGAGCCCTGAATAAAGAAGAACCAGTATTCACACCAATAAATGGGGTTTCTCCTCCGGACTGGTTTAACGAAGAAGATATGCCTCTGGCATCAGTTATGTGGGAACTGACCACCAAAGAATTGTGTGGTCAGGGACTGCTGTGTGTTACGGATTTGGCTGTACTGGAGCGCTGGTGTGTCGCCTACGAGTTCTGGCGGAGAGCAGTAAAAAATATCGCAAAAGAAGGTAACACCATAACTGGCGCTATGGGGGGGAAAATAAAGAACCCTGAACTTACTGCCAAGAAAGAACAGGAATCGGAGATGAGTTCTACTGGTTCTATGCTGGGCCTTGACCCCAGTAGTCGACAGCGCCTTATTGGTCTGGCCGGACAGAAGAAAACATCTAACCCATTCCTGAAGATGATCAACTCATGAGCCGGAAATCATATCCCAACGTTAACGCCGCTAATCAGTATGCCCGCAACGTTGTGCGGGGAAAAATCACGGCATGTCAGTATGTCATTCAGGCCTGCCAGCGTCACATTGATGATATGGCGGCGGAGAAGAGTAAAAGGTTTCGGTACCGCTTTGATAAAGACATGGCTGAGAAAGCTGCAAAGTTTATTCAGTTACTTCCACATACAAAAGGTGAATGGGCGTTCAAACGTATGCCGATTACCCTGGAACCGTGGCAACTTTTCATCGTGTGCTGTGCCTTTGGCTGGGTACAGAAGGGAACAAAGCTTCGTCGTTTTCGTGAGGTCTACACAGAGATACCACGTAAGAACGGGAAATCGGCTATTTCAGCTGGTGTAGCTCTCTACTGTTTCACCTGTGATAACGAATTCGGTGCGGAAGTATACTCCGGCGCCACGACTGAAAAACAGGCGTGGGAGGTATTTCGTCCCGCGCGTCTGATGTGTAAGCGCACACCACTACTGGTGGAGGCATTCGGTATAGAGGTGAATGCCTCAAACCTGAACCGTCCGGAGGATGGTGCCCGCTTCGAGCCGTTGATCGGCAACCCCGGGGACGGGGCATCACCGCACTGCGCAATAGTTGACGAATACCACGAACACCCTACGGATGCGCTCTACACAACAATGCTTACAGGTATGGGCGTGCGCCGACAGCCGCTGATGTGGGCAATAACCACGGCGGGCTACAACATCGAGGGGCCGTGTTACGACAAGCGACGCGAAGTGATTGAGATGCTGAACGGATCGGTGCCGAACAACGAACTTTTCGGCGTGATTTACACGGTTGATGAAGGGGATGACTGGACAGATCCAAAAGTGCTGGAGAAAGCAAACCCGAACATTGGGGTGTCAGTATACCGTGACTTCCTTCTCAGTCAGCAACAGCGTGCTATTAACAATGCCCGCCATGCGGGTGTGTTCAAAACGAAGCATCTCAATGTATGGGTTGCCGCCCGCACAGCATTCTTTAATCTGGTTTCCTGGCAAAACTGTGAGGATAAGACGCTGACGCTGGAACTGTTTGAGGGTCAACCCTGCGTACTGGCGTTCGATCTGGCTCGTAAGCTGGACATGAACAGCATGGCGAGGTTATTTACCCGTGAAATAGACGGGAAAACGCATTTTTACAGCGTGGCGCCACGTTTCTGGGTGCCGTATGACACGGTCTACAGTGTTGAGAAAAATGAGGATCGCCGTACTGCGGAACGTTTTCAGAAATGGGTTGCAATGGGCTTTTTGACAGTAACTGATGGTGCGGAGGTGGATTACCGCTACATCCTTGAAGAGGCCAAAGCTGCGAACAAACTGAACCCGGTCAGCGAATCCCCCATTGATCCATTTGGTGCCACCGGGCTTTCACATGATCTAGCTGATGAAAACCTGAATCCCGTCACTATCATCCAGAATTACGCCAACATGTCCGATCCGATGAAAGAACTGGAAGCGGCGATTGAGTCGGGGCGCTTTCATCATGACGGCAATCCCATCATGACCTGGTGTATCGGCAACGTGGTCGGCAAAACCATTCCGGGTAACGATGACGTGGTGAAGCCTATTAAGGAGCAGGCGGAAAATAAAATCGATGGTGCAGTTGCACTGATTATGGCGGTTGGCAGAGCCATGCTGTACGAGAAAGAAGACACGCTGTCTGACCACATTGAGTCCTACGGGATCCGCTCGCTTTAACTGAGGTAATTATGATCATGCTGATTCTCGCGCCTCTGGTGGGCGTGCTGGGTGCGCTTTTGCTGGCGTATGGTGCCTGGCTGATTTATCCCCCGGTGGGTTTTGTTGTTGCCGGGGCGCTGTGCATGTTCTGGTCGTGGCTGGTGGCGCGATATCTCGACCGTACACAGCAGTCTGTCGGCGGAGGTAAATAGTGTTCTTTTCGGGATTATTTCAACGAAAAAGTGACGCGCCGGTGACCACGCCAGCAGAGCTGGCAGATGCTATCGGGCTGTCATACGACACCTATACCGGAAAGCAGATCAGCAGTCAGCGGGCCATGCGACTGACGGCGGTTTTTTCCTGCGTCAGAGTGCTGGCAGAGTCGGTCGGGATGTTGCCCTGCAACCTGTATCACCTGAACGGCAGCCTGAAACAGAGAGCCACCGGCGAACGTCTGCATAAGCTGATCTCCACGCATCCCAATGGCTATATGACGCCGCAGGAGTTCTGGGAGCTGGTGGTCACCTGTCTGTGCCTGCGGGGCAACTTTTATGCCTACAAAGTGAAAGCATTTGGCGAAGTGGCTGAACTGCTGCCCGTCGATCCCGGTTGTGTGGTGCCGAAGCTTAACAGTAGCTGGGAGCCGGTCTATCAGGTCACATTCCCGGATGGCTCCACGGATGTACTGAGCCAGGAGGATATCTGGCATGTGCGCACGCTAACGCTGGACGGACTGGTGGGGCTGAATCCCATCGCCTATGCCCGCGAGGCAATATCGCTGGCGGCAGCGACCGAAGAGCACGGGGCCAGACTGTTCAGCAATGGCGCGGTGACGTCGGGTGTGTTGCGTACAGAGCAGACGCTGTCGGATCAGGCTTATGAGCGCCTGAAGAAAGATTTTGAGGAGCGTCACACCGGGCTTGTTAATGCTCACCGCCCGATGATCCTTGAGATGGGGCTGGACTGGAAGTCGATGGCGCTGAACGCCGAGGACAGCCAGTTCCTGGAAACCCGCAAGTTTCAGCTTGAAGAAATCTGTCGTCTGTTCCGGGTGCCATTGCACATGGTGCAGAACACCGATCGCGCCACCTTCAACAATATTGAAGAGCTGGGGCTGGGATTTATCAACTATTCACTGGTGCCGTATCTGACCCGCATCGAACAGCGGATCAACACCGGACTGGTACGAAAAAGTAAGCAGGGCGTTTTTTACGCCAAATTTAACGCGGGAGCGTTACTGCGTGGGGATATGAAGTCCCGTTTTGAAGCCTATGCCACCGGGATCAACTGGGGGATTTACTCTCCCAATGACTGCCGCGACCTGGAAGATATGAATCCGCGTCCCGGTGGTGATGTCTATCTCACACCGATGAACATGACCACGAAACCCTCCGATGGCAGTAAAGCTGGTAAGCAGAAGGATAACGCCAATGCAGACGAAACAACGTCTTGATGTACCGCTGAGTCTTAAATCTGTCAGTGACTCCGGTGAGTTTGAAGGGTATGGCTCCGTCTTTGGTGTAAAGGACAGCCACGATGATGTGGTGATGTCCGGGGCATTTGCTGCTTCCCTGCGGGCGTGGAGTGACAGAAAAGCGTTACCTGCGCTGCTCTGGCAGCACCGCATGGATGAGCCCATCGGTGTTTACACCGAAATGAAGGAAGACGATGTCGGGCTGTACGTTAAGGGGCGATTGCTCATTGATGATGATCCCCTGGCAAAACGCGCACATGCACACATGAAGGCCGGTTCGTTAACCGGCCTTTCTATTGGGTACGTACTGAAGGACTGGGAATACGACCGGAGCAAAGAAGCCTTTCTGCTGAAAGAAATCGACCTCTGGGAAGTCAGTCTGGTGACGTTCCCGTCAAACGATGAGGCACGGATCAGCGACGTCAAGAACGCGCTGGCCCGCGGGGAAATCCCCGAACAGAAAAAAATCGAAAGAGTCCTGCGTGATGTCGGACTCTCCCGTACCCAGGCCAAAGCATTCATGGCCGGGGGCTATGGCGCACTGTCCCTGCGCGACGCTGAGGATGTGGGCTCTGCACTGAATGTACTGAAAAATCTGAACTTCTAATCAGGAGAAATACGATGGCGGTTGATATTAAAGATGTGGAACAGGTCGCGCAGGAACTTCAACAGAAGTTTGACGACTTCAAAGCAAAGAACGACAAGCGCGTTGAGGCGATTGAGCAGGAAAAGGGCAAGCTTGCCGGGCAGGTGGAAACCCTGAACGGGAAACTCAGCGAGCTGGAAAATCTCAAAAGCGACCTTGAAAAAGAGCTGCTTGAGCTGAAACGTCCGGCAGGTGGAGCGCAAAACAAGGTGGCTGCAGAACATAAAGACGCTTTCGTCGGCTTTCTGCGTAAAGGCCGCGAAGACGGTCTGCGCGATCTGGAGCGTAAGGCGTTGCAGGTGGGCACTGATGAAGATGGTGGTTATGCCGTGCCGGAAGAGCTGGATCGCAGCATTCTCAGCCTGCTGAAAGATGAGGTGGTGATGCGCCAGGAGGCCACGGTGATCACCGTGGGCGGTTCCGACTATAAAAAACTGGTGAATCTGGGTGGTACGGCTTCCGGATGGGTCGGCGAAACTGACACGCGTTCCCAGACCGCTACTTCCAGGCTGGGACTGATTGAGCCTTTCATGGGGGAAATCTACGGCAACCCGCAGGCCACCCAGAAAATGCTGGATGATGCCTTCTTCAACGTGGAAGCCTGGATCAACAGTGAACTGGCGACCGAATTTGCCGAACAGGAGGAAATTGCCTTTACCACTGGTGACGGCACCAAGAAGCCGAAAGGGTTCCTGGCGTATGAATCCACCGATGAAACCGATAAGGTTCGTGCGTTCGGCAAACTTCAGCATATTGTATCCGGCGAAGCGACGACGGTGACCGCAGACGCCATTATCAAACTGATTTACACGCTGCGTAAGGCACACCGCACTGGCGCGAAGTTCATGATGAACAACAACAGCCTGTTTACCATCCGTCTGCTGAAAGACACCGAGGGTAACTATCTGTGGCGTCCGGGGCTGGAACTGGGGCAACCGTCCTCTCTGGCGGGTTACGGTATCGCTGAAAACGAGCAGATGCCGGATATCGCTGCAGATGCGAAAGCCATTGCATTTGGTAACTTCAAGCGGGGTTACACCATCGTAGACCGTATCGGCACCCGCATTCTGCGTGATCCGTACACCAATAAACCGTTTGTCGGTTTTTATACCACCAAGCGCACCGGTGGCATGCTGGTCGACTCGCAGGCCATCAAACTGCTGAAGATTGCTGCGGCGTAATCACTCAGGGGCGCTGAACTGCGCCCCCTGTTCTGACGGGTGAAGAATCATGATCCTGAAACAAGATCTGAAATGGTCACCGGACGGTATGCGCGTTGAGGTCATTCGGGCCGGTGAGTATGACGACGGGGCGCTTCCTGCCCGGGTGCAGGAGATTGCACTTCAGGCCGGGTTAGCAGAGCGCGGAACCAGTGCAAAAAGCAGTAAAGCGACAAAAGAGAAAAAAGCCACGACCAGTAAAGAGGGCTGAGTATGCTTCTGACAATGGAAGAGATTAAAGCCCAACTCCGGCTGGATGAGGATTTCGATACTGATGACCGCCATCTGCAACTGCTGGCCTGTGCGGCGCAAAAGCGGACGGAAACGTATCTGAACCGGAAGCTCTATGCGCCGGATGAAACCATTCCGGACAGCGATCCTGACGGACTGCTCCTGCAGGATGATATCCGTCTGGGGATGTTGATGCTTATCAGTCATTTCTACGAAAACCGATCTTCCGTCACGGAAGTGGAAAAACTCGACATGCCACAGAGCTTTGGCTGGCTTGTCGGTCCATACAGGTACTTTCCACAATGAAAATTCGTCAGGCGCAGACCAGCGCAACTTACATATTGCCTGACCCCGGCGAGCTGGATAAACGGATAGCGATTCGCCTGCGTGTGGATGAGCCGAATGATGATTTTGGCGTGTCCCCCTCGTATACGGAGGAGATCTGCACCTGGGCGAAGATGGCTCAGCCCGGAGCGGCGGCCTATCAGGGGTCTGTGCAGGTTGAAAATAAGGTGACGCATTATTTCACCATCCGTTTTCGCCGCGGCATTACCGCCGATCATGAAGTGGTTCACGATGATATTTCTTATCGGGTCAAACGCGTCCGGGATCTGAACAGTAAACGCCGTTTCCTGTTGCTCGAGTGCGAAGAGCTGGGTACCGATAACGGGAGTGACTATGCCGCAGAAAGCATTTTTACACGTTGATTTCGAACAGCCTGAAGAACTGGTGTTTAACCGGGCGAGGATGCGACGGGCGTTCGTCAAACTCGGTCAGGTTCACATGCGCGATGCGCGGCGACTGGTCATGAAACGTGGTCGCTCAAAGCCTGGTGAAAACCCATCGTACCGGACCGGCCAGTTGGCGCGGTCTGTCGGCTATTACGTGCCCCGTGCTTCAAAAAAACGTCCTGGGCTCATGGTGAAGATTGCACCAAACCAGAAGAACGGAGAGGGAAATCGCCATATCAACGGCGCCTTTTACCCTGCATTCCTGTTTTACGGTGTTCGCCGTGGGGCGAAGCGTAAGAAAGGGCACCATCGCGGCGCATCGGGGGGCAGCGGCTGGCGGGTGGCACCGCGTAACAACTACATGACGGAAGTGCTGGATAAACGCCGCAGCTGGACACGTTACGTGCTCTACCGCGAGCTGCGTAAATCCCTCCGACCTCAACGCAGGAAGAAAAAATGAAACTAACCCCGATTATTGCGGCGCTTCGCGCCCGATGTCCGTTGTTTGAAAACCGTGTTGGCGGTGCCGCGCAGTTCAAGGCAATCCCGGAAGCTGGAAAGCTCAGGCTGCCAGCAGCGTATGTCGTTCCATCTGAAGATGTCACCGGCGAGCAGAAGTCGCAGACGGACTACTGGCAGGATCTTACGGAGGGTTTTTTCCGTCATCGTTGTGCTCAGCAACGAACGGGATGAAAAAGGGCAGTGGGCATCCTATGACGCCGTTCATGACGTCAGGCAGCTTATCTGGAAAGCGCTGCTGGGCTGGGAGCCGGATCCGCAGGCGCATGAAATTCAGTACGCAGGTGGTATGTTGCTGGATCTGAACCGCCACGAACTCTATTACCAGTTCGACTTCACGGCGAAGTATGAAATCACCGAAGAGGACTCCCGCCAGCAGGAAGACCTGGACGTATTACCCGACCTTAAAACGCTCAGTATTGATGTTGATTTTATCGAGCCCGGTACAGGGCCAGACGGCAACATTGAGCACCACACCGGGATTACCCTCCCATAATAACTTCTCCAGGGAAAATGAATGTTTGTAAAACCTGTAAAAGGGCGATCGGTTCCCGATCCGGCCCGTGGCGACCTGTTACCTGAAGAAGGTCGAAATGTTGATGAGAATAACTACTGGCTGCGCCGCGAGGCCGCTGGTGATGTCCGGCGCACGAATAAAAAGGTGAAAACAAATGGCGATTAGTTTTAATTCCATTCCGTCAGATACGCGGGTTCCTCTGTTTTATGCCGAGATGGATAACTCGGCGGCAAATACCGCACGGGACAGCGGGGCATCACTGCTGATTGGTCATGCCAGCAATGATGCGTCAATTGCCGTCAACAGTCTTGTTCTGGTGTCATCGGTTGATTATGCCCGTCAGATTTGCGGTGCCGGAAGCCAGCTGGCCCGTATGGTAGGGGCGTACCGTAAGACCGATCCATTTGGCGAACTGTATGTCATTGCCGTACCTGAATCCACAGGCGCGGCAGCAACCGTCGCTTTGACGGTAACTGGCGAAGCGACGGAAACCGGAACGGTGAATGTCTATACCGGCCGAACCCGCGTTCAGGCTCCCGTGACCAGCGGTGATGACGCTGCGGCGGTGGCTGTGAGCATTAAGGATGCGGTCAATGCAAACCCTGATCTTCCCTTTACGGCAACATCAGAAGCGGGGGTGGTGACACTGACTGCGCGCCACAAGGGGTTATATGGAAATGAAATTCCGGTCACTCTCAATTATTACGGCTTTGGCGGTGGGGAGGTGTTACCGGCGGGTGTGAATATTACGGTTGCCAGCGGCGTGAAGGGGGCCGGTGCGCCAGCTCTTAACGACGCGGTGGCAGCGATGGGAGATGAGCCGTTCGATTATATCGGCCTTCCGTTTAACGACACGGCATCGGTGAACACGATGGCAACTGAAATGAATGATTCCAGCGGCCGCTGGAGTTATGTCCGGCAGTTGTATGGTCACGTTTATACGGCGAAGACGGGGACGCTGTCGGAGCTTGTGGCCGCGGGTGACCAGTTTAACCTGCAGCACATCACCCTGGCGGGCTATGAGAAAGACACCCAGACGCCTGCTGATGAACTGGCTGCAAGCCGTACTGCCCGTGCTGCGGTTTTTATCCGTAACGATCCGGCGCGCCCGACCCAGACCGGGGAACTGGTGGACATGCTGCCGGCACCGAAAGGCAAACGCTTCACGACGACTGAACAGCAGACGTTACTTTCCCACGGTGTGGCAACGGCGTATGTGGAAAGCGGCGTGCTGCGTATTCAGCGGGATATCACGACGTACAGGAAAAATGCGTATGGTGTGGCGGATAACAGCTACCTTGACAGCGAGACGCTGCATACCAGTGCTTATGTGTTGCGCCGTCTGAAATCTGTTATTACCAGTAAATACGGACGCCATAAACTTGCTAATGATGGTACGCGTTTCGGGCCTGGTCAGGCCATTGTCACGCCTGCCGTTATCCGTGGTGAGCTGGGATCAACATATCGCCAGCTGGAGCGGGAAGGTATCGTGGAAAACTTCGATCTGTTCCAGCAACATCTGATAGTTGAGCGTAACGCGAACGATTCGAACCGCCTGGATGTGCTGTTTCCGCCTGATTATGTCAATCAGTTACGTGTGTTTGCGGTGCTTAACCAGTTCCGTCTGCAGTACAGCGAGGAGGCTGCATAATGGGAAAAATTGCGGGAACAACGTATTTCAAAATCGACGGACAGCAACTGTCGGTAACCGGAGGGATTGAAGTCCCCATGAACACCAAAGTTCGTGACGACGTGATTGGCCTGGATGGTTCCGTTGACTACAAGGAAACCAGCCGGGCACCGTATACGAAGGTGACCGCCAAAGTGCCGAAAAACTTCCCGGTCGATAAAATTACGTCTTCTGATGTCATGACAATCACATCAGAGCTGGCAAATGGTCAGGTGTATGTTCTCTCAAACGCCTGGCTGCACGGCGAAGCCAACCATAACCCGGAAGAGGGCACCGTGGATCTTGAGTTCCACGGTGAGGAGGGATTTTACCAGTGATAAAAGAACTTGTGCTCAAAAAGCCGATTATGGCGCATAACGAAAAGCTTCATGTGCTGGAGCTGCGCGAACCGTCCTACGATGAAATCGAAGCCATTGGTTTTCCGTTCACCGTTTCCGGTGACGGTGGCGTCCGGCTGGACAGTTCGGTTGCTCTGAAATATATCCCTGTGCTGGCAGGTATTCCACGCTCCTCGGCAGCGCAACTGGCAAAACTGGATATTTTCAAAGCTTGTATGTTGATCCTCAATTTTTTTACCCGGTCGGAGACGGAGGAGGACTCAGAAAGCGGGTCTACAACACCGCATACTTCTGGCGAATAAATCCCCTGGAGCTCCGGCGGGCGGCGATATCCGATTTTCTGGAGCTGGAGTCGGAGGCTGTCCGTATCAATGAGGAAATGAAGCATGGCTGACAGTTTCCAGTTAAAGGCCATTATCACTGCCGTTGACCAGTTATCGGGTCCGCTGAAAGGGATGCAGCGGGAACTGAAGGGATTTCAGAAAGAAATGGCCGGGCTGGCGATCGGCGCTGCTGCTGCCGGGACCGCTGTTCTTGGGGCGCTGGCGCTGCCCGTGAATGCTGCGATCGGCTTTGAGTCAAAAATGGCTGACATCCGGAAGGTGGTTGACGGCCTGGATGATAAAAAAGCATTCGCGCAGATGAGTGACGATATCCTGACGCTGTCCACACAGTTACCGATGGCGGCGGAGGGAATTGCAGAGATCGTGGCGGCGGGCGGGCAGGCAGGCATTGCCCGCGGCGATTTGATGCAGTTTGCGAACGACGCAGTGAAAATGGGTGTGGCGTTTGATACCACTGCCGAAGAGTCCGGTCAGATGATGGCGCAGTGGCGGACAGCGTTCAAACTGACGCAGGAAGACGTGGTTGTCCTGGCCGATAAAATCAACTATCTGGGGAATACCGGCCCGGCAAATGCGAAGAAAATTTCTGATATCGTGACGCGGATTGGTCCGCTTGGCGGTGTTGCCGGAGTGGCATCCGGCGAAATTGCCGCGATGGGCGCCACCATTGCCGGGATGGGGGTTGAATCGGAGATAGCATCCACCGGCATCAAAAACTTTATGTTGTCCCTTACGGCGGGCAAATCGGCAACTAAGTCTCAGAAAGAAGCCTTAAGAGCGCTGCGGATAAGCCCCACTAAATTAGCTGCTGAAATGCAAAAAGACTCTAAAACCGCGATCCTGAAAGTTTTAGATTCTCTGTCAAAAGTATCAGCAACTGACAGACCGCAAATTCTGACACAGCTTTTCGGTAAGGAGTCGATAGGGGCAATCGCCCCACTGCTGACCAACATGGATCTGCTGCGTACTAACTTTAACCGTGTAGCAGATGCCCAGGAATATGGCGGCTCGATGCAGAAGGAATACGCATCACGCGCGGCCACAACCGAAAATCAGCTGGTACTGCTGAAAAACAGCGTCAATGCGATTTCAGTGACGCTGGGTGATACTTTTCTGCCCGCCATTAACGAAGCCGCAGAAGCGGTCATGCCTTACCTGGAGCAGCTCCGGACATTCGTTCGCGCGAACCCTGAACTGGTTCAGTCTGCGGCGAAGTTCGGCGCGGCGCTGCTGGCTGTTGGCGTATCCATCGGCAGCCTGTCCCGGGCTGTCAAAATCCTGAACAGTGTCATTAATCTCTCTCCGGCGAAAGTCGCCATTGCGGCGCTGGTGGCCGGCGCTATGCTGATCATTGAGAACTGGGACGATGTTGCTCCGGTGATTAAGGCGGTATGGCAGGAGGTCGATAACGTTGCGCAGGAGATGGGCGGATGGGAGACGGTGATTGAAGGGGTTGGTCTGGTTATGGCTGGTTCTTTTACCGTCAGAACCATTGGTGCCCTGCAGCAGTCCGTCCTGCTGGCCGGACAGCTTTCGGGTCTGCTGGGTAAAATTGGTCGGATGGGGGCCATGACGCTGACAATTGGCGTGGCGGTGTCACTCTTTAAAGAGCTTAAGGATCTGGAGCAGGGCGCGAAGGATGCGGGTATGGATGCTGGCACATTTGCTGTACAGAAGCTGCAAACGAAGGAGCGTGAAAGGGGATATAACGGTTTTATTCCCAGACTCAAAGAGCTTCTTGGCATGCCCCCCCCGATTCCGCAGGGGCGTTATCAACCTTATGTGCCACTGACCCGGCGTTCTGGCGTACTCGAGCGAGTTGTCCCGCCATCAACACAGCGCAGTGAACTCAAAGTGACATTTGAGAATGCACCACAAGGTATGCGTGTGACTGATATACCGAAATCCGGTAATCCATTGATGAACATCAGCCATGATGTGGGTTACTCACCCTTTCGTACATCACGATAAACCTGCTCCGGCAGGTTTTCTTATGGGGTAAATATGGCTTTTTTCTCCTCAACTGGCTGGCGCGGGCGCCTGCGTGATGCATCATTTCGTGGAGTGCCTTTCTCCGTTGAAGATGATGAAAGCACCTTTGGACGCCGCGTACAGGTACATGAATATCCGAACAGGGATAAGCCCTGGACGGAGGATTTAGGTCGCGCCACGCGCCGCCTGACGATAAATGCTTATCTTGTCGGTGATGATTACGCAGACAGGCGGGATCGTCTTATTGGTGCCATTGAAACTGCAGGACCTGGTACGCTGGTCCATCCGCAGTATGGCGAAATGCAGGGCAGCATTGACGGACAGGTCAGGATCACTCACAGCAGTACAGAAGGGCGCATGTGTCGTGTCTCATTTCAGTTTGTGGAAAGTGGTGAACTTTCTTTTCCGGTGGCAGGAATGGCAACGGCGAAGCGCCTGGAAACGTCAGGCGGGCTTTTCGACGATGCGATTGACAGTATGTTTTCCACATTCTCGTTGTCAGGTATTTCTGATTTTATCCAGAACGATGTTATTGCCGATGCTGCCTCCATGCTGGGCGATGTTGCCGATGCTTTCAGGATGGTTGACTCCGGCGTGTCTGCAGCAATGCGGCTGTTACAGGGGGATTTGTCTGTCATTCTGATGCCACCGAGCGCCGCAAGTGATTTCGTTAACGCACTGCAAAAAGCCTGGCGCTCAGGTGACAGGCTCAGAGGCAGTACATCGGATCTGGTCACGATGATAAAAACGATGTCAGGTATCACGCTTGATCCCGGTCTTTCCCCCCGTGGCACCTGGCCCACTGACTCCGGATCTGCTGCGAAACAGAAAATGCAACGCAATATGATCGCAGCCGCCATCAGGACAACAGCCATCAGCACAGCCGTCCACGCCGTGACAACACTGAAGCAGCCGCGTGATGTACCTGATGTCCGGGGCGTAAATCAGCCTGCAGGAACAGGCAGTGACTCAGACATTATCACTGTCATGCACCCGGCGCTGGATGGTGTACAGACAGTCGGTAATGGCAGCTCTCCACCGAATTATGAAGATCTGAAAGCTATCCGGACCGCGCTCAATGCTGCGATTGACCAGGAGCAGTTGCGTATCCGGGACGATGTGCTTTTCCAGCAAATTTCCGTTATGCGGACGGATCTCAATCGCGATATTTCTGCACGACTGGCACAGGTTGAACGTACTGCATTGCGAACGCCTGATGATGTTCTGCCTGCACTGGTACTGGCTGCAACCTGGTATGACGACGCCGGGCGGGAATCTGATATCCTCACTCGTAATCCCGTTCCCCATCCGGGATTTATCCCGGTTGAGCCGCTGAGGGTTCCGGTACGATGAATAATACGGTTTTTTTACGCGTCAACGGGCGTGACTGGGGAGGATGGACGTCAGTACGGATAAGTACGGGCATTGACCGTATTGCCCGGGACTTTAATGTCTCGATCACCCGGCAGTGGCCTGGTGGAGAAGACGTACCGCCAGTAAAAAATGGTGACGCTGTAGAGGTACTCATTGGCGATGATTTAGTTATTACCGGCTGGGTTGAGGCGTTACCGCTACGTTATGATGCGCAGACCATTATGACGGGCATTGTCGGGCGCAGCAAAACGGCAGATCTTATCGACTGTTCTGCATCGCCTGCACAGCATAACGGGAAAAATTTATTCCTGATCGCCAGCGCACTTGCCCGGCCATTCGGTGTGGACGTTGTTGATGCAGGCGCGCCGGCAGCCGCCGTTATTGAGGCTCAGCCGGAACATGGTGAAACGGTTGTGGACTGTCTGAACAGGCTGCTTGGACAGGCTCAGGCGCTGGCATATGACGACGAACGGGGACGGCTGGTTCTCGGCAGGCCGGGCAGTATGAAAGCAGCCACGGCACTGGTACTTGGCGAAAATATTCTTTCCTGTGATACCGAGCGTAGTGTTCGTGAGCGTTTCTCCAGTTATCTGGTTACGGGGCAGCGTCCTGGTACGGATGACGATTTCGGCGAGGCAACCATTGCTGCTATCCGGCAGAGTACTGGTGATGCAGGCGTCACGCGGTATCGTCCCCACACCATTCAGCAGTCAGGAACTGCCACAACTGACAGCTGCAAATCACGCTGTGAATTTGAAGCCCGTCAGCGTGCGGCGAAAACGCTGGAAACCACCTATACCGTACAGGGGTGGAGACAGGGGAATGGAGAATTGTGGAAACCGAATCAGGCCGTGGTGGTGTATGACCCGCTGAACGGTTTTGACAATGAAACGCTGGTGATCGCCGAAGTGACGTACAGCCAGGACAATAACGGCACCCTGACCGAAATCCGGGTGGGGCCTGCGGATGCTTATCTTCCTGAACCATTCAGGCCGAAAGCGAAGAAAAAAGTCAGTGAGGAGGCGGATTTCTGATGGCTAACCATCCTCTTCAGAACATGATAACGCGCGCAGTCATTACCGCGATTGATACCGTCAGAAAATGCCAGACTGCCGGACTGAAACTTATTGCCGGTAGAAAAAAAGGAAAATGTGGAGCATCTTGAACCTTACGGTTTCACCTCTGCAGCACAGAATGGCGCAGAAGCGGTGGTATTGTTTCCCGCCGGTGACCGTTCGCACAGAGTGGCTGTGGTTGTGGCTGACCGCCGCTTCAGACTGAAAGGGCTGGCGCGCGGGGAAGTCGCGTTATATGACGATCAGGGGCAGTCGGTCATATTAACCCGTGCCGGAATAGTGGTAAATGGCGGCGGAAAGCCGGTTATTTTCACGAATGCCACTAAAGCACTTTTTGAAATGCCGATCGAATCCACTGGCGATATCAGGGACAACTGTGACAGCAGTGGAAAAACGATGGCTGAAATGCGCACGACCTATAACGGTCATACCCATAAAGAAAATGGCGATGGCGGCGGTATAACCGATAAGCCTGGCCAACCCATGAGCTGACATCATGATCCTTTATGTTAATGGAATCCGTAAGGATGCCACGGCTTCGCTCGACCTTCTGACGCGGGCAGTGGTGATTTCTCTTTTTACCTGGCGCCGGGCGGAGCGGGATGACAGGACCCCGCAGCCATACGGCTGGTGGGGGGACACCTGGCCTGCTGTTCAGAATGACCGCATCGGTTCCCGCCTCTACCTGCTGAAACGCCGTAAACTTACCAATAAAACGCCACAGGACGCCCGCGAATACATGCAGCAGGCGCTGGCGTGGATGACAGACGATGGCGTGGCGGCACGGGTTGACGTAACCGCAGAACGTACCGGGATCGATATGCTGGCGGCCGGAATAACCATCTACCAGCGTGACGGCACCATTCACAACATTACCTTTGATGACATCTGGAGTGAACTCGATGGCTGACAGTCAATTTGCACGGCCTGAACTCCCGCAACTGATAGCCATCATCCGCAGCGATTTGCTGACGCGCTTCCAGGAGGATGTGCTCTTACGCAGGATGGATGCAGAAGTGTACGCGCGTGTGCAGGCCGCTGCCGTTCATACCCTCTACGGCTATATCGATTATCTGGCCCGGAATATGCTGCCTGATATGTGTGATGAGGACTGGCTTTACCGTCACGCCAGGATTAAGCGTTGCCCCCGAAAGGATGCCGTGGCCGCGGCGGGCTATGTGCGCTGGGATGGAATAAGCGGGACGCCAACGCTGCCCGCAGGTACGCAGATCCAGCGTGATGATCAGGTTACATTCACGACCCTGCAGACGGTGAAAGCTTCCGGCGGCCTGTTACGTGTGCCGGTTATTGCTGATGTGGCGGGAACTGCCGGTAATACTGACGATGGTACGGCGTTACGTCTTGGCACGCCGATTACTGGTATTCCTTCTACAGGTTACGCTGACACTCTGACCGGGGGGGCTGATACAGAGGAGCTTGAAACGTGGCGCGCGCGCGTCATGGAGCGCTATTACTGGATACCACAGGGGGGCGCTGATCCGGATTACGTCATCTGGGCAAAGGAAATTGCGGGTATAACCCGTGCGTGGACATTCCGTCATTATAAGGGTACCGGCACCGTTGGTGTGATGGTGGCTACCAGTAACCCGGTTAATCCGGCGCCTGGAGACGATCTCGTCAAAGCTGTACGTGACCATATTTTGCCGCTGGCACCTGTCGCTGGCGGCGGACTCTTTGTCTTCGCTGCCACTGAAAAAAGCATTCCGGTAACAATCGCACTGGCCAAAGATACCCCGGAAATTCGTACTGCCATTATTGCGGAGCTAAATGCGCTGATGCTGCGTGATGGCGTGCCGTCCGGAAAAATTTATGTTTCGCGAATCAGCGAGGCGATAAGTCTGGCGACCGGGGAAGTGGCACATCAGCTGCGTGTGCCGGCGGCAGATGTGGTACTGGGAAAAACTGAACTGCCTGTCCTGGGGAATATAACCTGGGCCACCTATACCGGGGAGAACGGATAACTATGGCGTTGCAGGACGAATATACGCAGTTACTTTATCACCTTCTGCCGGAAGGACCTGCCTGGGACGGAGAAAATTCACTGATTGAAGGGCTGGCGCCGTCGCTGAACCGGGTACATCAGAGAGCGGATGAACTGATGGCTGAAATTGACCCGGCCAGAACTACGGAGCTCATAGACCGTTATGAACATCTGTATGGACTGCCTGACTCCTGTGCACCGGAAGGTGTGCAGACATTACAGCAGCGCCAGCAACGGCTGGATGCAAAGGCGAATGTTGCCGGTGGTATAAACGAGAGGTTTTATCGGGAACAGCTTGATGCCCTGGGGTATACCGATGCCACCATTGAGCAGTTTCAGAATCTCGACAGCACACCCGATCCTGAATGGGGGAAATTCTGGCGTTACTACTGGCGTGTGAATATTCCGGCTGATGCGAACATCAGCTGGCAGACCTGTACAAGCACCTGCGATTCTGCGATCAGAACGTGGGGCGATACTGTTGCTGAATGTGTGATTGATAAGCTTTGCCCATCGCATGCGGTTGTTGTTTTTGCTTATCCGGAAGGAAAAGAGAATGCACAGAATTGATACGCCCACCGCGCAAAAAGATAAATTTGGTCAGGGAAAAAACGGATTTACGAATGGTGATCCCGCCACGGGCCGCCGCGCAACGGATCTCAACAGTGATATGTGGGATGCAGTCCAGGAAGAGGTCTGCACTGTTATTGAAGCCGCCGGCATACCACTCAGTAAAGGCGAACATACGCAGCTTCACGCGGCCATTGACAGGCTGATTGCCGAACAGGTTAAAACCCGTCTTGAAAAAAATCAGAATGGCGCGGACATTCCGGACAAAAGTTTATTTGTGCGTAATATCGGAGCGCTTCCTGCCAACGGTACGGCTGTTGCAGCGAACAGACTGGTATCACGCGGCACGCTTCCCGCACTGACTGGCACAACGAGGGGCAGTGATGGCGGCCTGATAATGGGCGAGGTTTACAACAACGGCTATCCAACGGAATACGGGAATGTTTTGCGACTGACCGGAACCGGTGATGGGGAAATCCTCATTGGCTGGAGCGGGACAAACGGTGCGCCAGCGCCCGCATATATTCGCAGTCATCGGGATACCGCCGATGCTGAGTGGTCCGAATGGGCAATGCTCTACACCACACTAAACCCACCTCCGGATTCGCATCCAGTAGGGGCGGCGATTGCATGGCCGTCTGATGCTACTCCGGCAGGTTACGCCATCATGCAGGGGCAATCGTTTGATAAATCGGCATATCCATTACTGGCTATAGCGTATCCGTCCGGCGTTATCCCTGACATGCGCGGCTGGACAATCAAGGGGAAACCCGCAAGTGGTCGCGCAGTGTTGTCACAGGAGATGGACGGCAACAAATCGCACAGCCACGGCGCACGGGCGTTGGATACCGATCTGGGAACGAAAGGCACGTCGTCATTTGATTACGGCAATAAAACATCTGACACAACAGGCGGTCATAACCATTCGGCTGGCGGACTATATGGCGGTGACTCAATCGGTGGAAAAACTCGCGTTCAGCGTGACGGCAATAACCAGCTGACGAGCTGGAATGGTGACCACGCACATACTACCTGGATTGGTCCGCACGACCATACCGTATATATCGGCCCACATGGACACGCTGTCACGGTGGACGCAGACGGTAATGCGGAAACCACGGTTAAAAACATTGCATTTAATTACATAGTGAGGCTGGCATAATGACTTTTAAAATGAGTGAACAGGCGCAGACAATTAAAATTTTTAATCTTCGTTCAGATACAAACGAATTTATTGGTGCAGGTGACGCATATATTCCGCCGCACACAGGACTACCGGCAAACTGTACGGATATTGCCCCTCCTGATATTCCCGCCAGTCATATTGCTGTATTTGACGCTGAAACCGAAACGTGGAGTCTGAAAGAAGACCATCGTGGCGAGACGGTTTACGATACAACAACTGGTAATCAGATGTATATCTCCGACCCCGGCCCGTTGCCCGAAAATGTCACATCAGTTTCGCCAGACGGTGAATACCAGAAATGGGATGGTAAGGCGTGGGTGAAGGATGAAGCTGCGGAAACAGCGGCCAGACTTCGTGAAGCTGAAGGGACCAAAAGCCGTCTTTTGCAAATGGCAGCGGAGAAAATCGCGCCATTACAGGATGCTGTTGATCTTGAAATCGCAACAGATGATGAGAAAGTGCAGCTCGACGAGTGGAAAAAATACAGGGTGTTGGTAAACCGGGTAGATACCACAAATCCTGACTGGCCTGATGTGCCTGTAAGCCAGTAATATAATGTTGTAAAAAAACAAGGCTGACGTTAATAAAACACGCCAGCCTGAAGTAATATTCAGCTCATCAGGAACTGATAAACATAATAACCAGATATACCATCAGTACTGATATGGTTGTTACAGCCTTCTGTAAAAAATTAACAACCACAAATCTGACACCACTCTGGTGGTTTTTCTATATCCGGTGACCAGTTGTCACACCAGGGGGGACGAATAAACGGGGCGGGTATTGGCGGCAGTCCACTGGAGGCGGATTTTGTATTATCTGGTGGGGGTTTTGTATCACTAGCGGCCATGACAGATGTCGAGAAGGCTGCAGCCGACAATGCAAAGACCAGGACTAAAAATATGTTCTTAACGTATTTCATAATATCACCTGTTAAGTAGTGACCCACTATCCTTACTGTTACAACATCCTTTATTACATATATTAAACGTAATTTATTACAATCTGGCGAGTAAATAAAAAACATTTAGAATATATTTACTTTATATAAAAATAATAAGCAGTATTATATTATATCTTCTATGGAAAATAATTCATATGAGAGTGAGTTCATGTGCTCTTCAAATCCTGACTGGCTTCCCTCTACTGGGGGAAAAGGCCGGGCGCCTGATTGGGGCAGGAGTACCGCGACAGCAGGTAGCGATCATTTATGACGTGGGGCTGTCGACGCTGTACAGAAAATTCCCGGTCTCCAAACTGGCTTAAATATGCGCACATGACAATACAGCCAGAAAATTTACAAAACCTATAATTTGAATTGAGATAGAAACTTACAAACGAAGCGATGAATATTTAAACAGCCGTAGTGACTCCGGTATCTTGCGCACATGTTCAAATAATACTACTGTATATAAAAACAGTATTCGAGGTATGGATTATGGAATTTTTCAGACCTACAGATTTGCGCGAAATTATTCCTCTCCCATTTTTCAGTTACTTAGTGCCGTGTGGATTCCCCAGCCCCGCGGCAGACTACATTGAGCAGCGTATCGATCTTAATGAGTGCTCGTTTCTCATCCCAGCTCAACGTATTTTGTCAAAGCAACGGGGGATTCAATGATTGATACAGGCATCAACGACGGTGATCTGCTGGTGGTGGATAGCTCACGAACTGCTGAACACGGCGATATTGTTATTGCAGCCGTGGATGGGGAGTTTACTGTTAAACGCCTGCAGCTGCGACCTACAGTTCAGCTCAATCCGATGAACAGCGCTTATTCGCCGATCATCGTCGGCAGCGAAGACACGCTGGACGTATTCGGCGTCGTTACTTTCATCGTTAAAGCAGCGAGCTGAGTATGTTCGCACTTTGCGATGTTAATTCGATTTACGCCAGTTGTGAAACTGTATTCAGACCAGATTTGAGAGGGCGTCCGGTTGTCGTACTGTCGAACAATGATGGTTGTGTGATTGCGCGCAGCACCGAGGCGAAGCAACTCGGTATCGCACCAGGTGAGCCATACTTCAAACAGAAAGAACGCTTCCAGCAATTTGGTGTTGTTTGCTTCAGCAGTAATTATGAGCTTTACGCTGATATGTCGAACCGGGTAATGACCACACTCGAGGAGATGTCGCCGCGGGTAGAAATTTACAGCATTGATGAGGCTTTTTGTGATCTGACGGGGATACGAAGCTGCCGGGATCTGACAGATTTCGGGCGCGAGATAAGAGCGACGGTCCTGAAGCGCACGCACCTGACTGTCGGTGTAGGCATTGCCCGGACGAAAACCCTTGCCAAGCTGGCTAACCATGCTGCGAAAAAGTGGCAGCGCCAGACCGACGGGGTGGTTGACCTGTCGAACATTGACCGCCAGCGTCGGCTGCTGGCCCTGATACCCGTAGAGGATGTCTGGGGTGTCGGCAGGCGTATCAGTAAGAAGCTCAATGCCCTGGGCATCAAAACTGCTCTCGATCTCTCTGAACAAAGTACCTGGATCATCAGGAAACACTTCAATGTCGTGCTGGAGCGTACCGTGAGAGAGCTTCGCGGAGAGCCATGTCTGGAGCTTGAAGAATTTGCGCCGGCAAAGCAGGAAATCGTCTGCAGCCGGTCATTCGGAGAACGCGTTACCGAATACGAACAGATGCGCCAGGCTATCTGCAGTTATGCTGCCCGTGGTGCTGAAAAACTACGTGGTGAGCACCAGTATTGCCGTTTTATCTCGGCGTTCGTCAAGACGTCACCGTTCGCGCTTAACGAGCCGTATTACGGCAATTGCGCGTCAGTGAAGCTTCTCACACCCACTCATGATTCCCGCGACATCATCAACGCTGTTGTTAAGTGCCTGGACAAAATCTGGCAGGATGGGCACCGCTACCAAAAGGCTGGCATTATGCTCGGGGATTTCTTTAGCCAGGGTGTCGCACAGCTTAACCTGTTTGATGACAATGCCCCACGTGCTGGCAGCGAGAAGCTGATGGAGGTGCTGGATCAACTCAACGCCAAAGGCGGGCGGGGGACGCTGTATTTTGCAGGACAGGGCATCCAGCAGCAATGGGCGATGAAACGTGAGATGCTTTCGCCGCGGTACACAACAAGGTTTTCCGATCTGCTGCGCGTTAAGTGACAGGCTCGATCATCTCTGGTTCCTGATTTTTCACATTGCCAACAGCTCGAGTCACGGCGTGCCAGATAAATTTATCTGCCTGCACTGTCCCGTCTGCTGCTATCTCTCCGGCTTCCTTTCCGCCAATATCCTGCCGCATCCATTCCCGCGCTGCTTCAGGTGACAGAACGAGAGGGCGGCGGTCGTGAATGTCTACCAGACCTTTATCGGCTGCAGCGGTGACAATCAGGAATCCTTCGGCATCATCACCGCGTTCGAACGGTATGCTGCCGATCGCCGCCATGAATATTGGCTGGCCGTCAGCCCGGTGGATGAAGTATGGCTGTTTCTTGTCGCCTTCCTTCTTCCACTCGAACCATCCATCGGCAAAACAGATAGCCCGGCCATGCTGCCATAGTGGCTTAAACATTCTGCTGGAGGACGCTGTCTCGACGCGGGCGTTAATCAGTGGAGCTTTATCCCACCATCCGGGAGCGTAACCCCAAAGCACCGGGTCGAGATGTAATTTTTCATCACGTTCACTTAGTAGCAAAACTTTGGTGCCTGGCGCTACGTTGAATCTCCCGATCGGTTCAGGATCATATGGGATGTTGCGTTCTGCTTCTTCAGCGAGAAGAACGAGATAGTCTTCACGCGTCATTGACTGGGCAAAGCGTCCGCACAT